AATAAAGATTTCTTGGTCAAAAGAATCTTCCCTCACATAGCGGTGATCAATACGCCAGTAACCCCAGCCCATGCGAACTGCATAGTTGTACGCATTATCGTACGCATTGTCAGCGTTGGAATTGACTTCAATATGACGAATTATGCCCTGAACGACTTTAGCTTCCGCAGCATCTTCTTGCGTATTAGTCGCATGTACCTTGATTCTCGGACGTTGTTGACGTTGCTGATTTGTAACTTGACGGCAATATCCGTCTAATTTATTGATGGTTAATACTGGCCTAGACTCTAAATTACGACTGTTCTGGAGGTCTACAGGCCATTGATCCCCGCCAGATGCAAACTTTAGGTCTTCTAAAGCCTCTTGGCGGTTCATGGTGTCTGCATCATTGGCAAACTTTAGAAACTGTTTAGCTTCGTCAATTATTGGATCGTAATCTTGCGTATTTGAATCGTATGCCATGTTTGCCTTTATTTATTGAGTTCTTCGTCATGCCAACCAAACTCATAAGGATAACCTTCAGATGAAAGTTCTTTAGCTTTTACAGTTTTTTTGACAATATCATAATCACCATTTAAAACATTTTCGCCATGCCATTTAGCGTAAGTTGGACTTGTTGTCACCCAATCTCCATGATTTATATCTTTAATCCCACTAGGCACAGCTCTGTAAACGTCAATTTGAGCTTCAGGCTTACCTTTAGCTTTTGTAGCCGCCCTGTGCCATTCAGAATCAATTGGATATTCTCCTATACCATAAATTCTTTTACCACTTAAAGAATAAACTTCAGCAGGCATAATTTTGGATAAATCATCTAATGTGGCTCCGTAAACTTTAGCATTTGGAGCAACATGACTTCCTTTATATTCAACAGTTCCAATAGGACTGTAAGAATTAGCCATATTTCTAGCCAATTCCATAGTTTTTGGACCAGATAAACCAGGTTCTTGTGTAGCTTCAGACAATTGTTGATTATAATTTCTTGCTTGATCATTAGCATTACCTACCATTTGCTGAAAACTAGCAATTGGATTTATGGCGGTATCTGTTAATCTACGCTTAAAACTATCTGCAGCGCTAAATATATCGGCTAGTGTAGGCACATTTACTCCAAATAAGTTATAACGCCATCCACGACTGTGGTGGTGCATAGTTTACTTGCTTTGGTCTTTTTGGTCTAGTCTCTTGAACACCTAAAGCAACCATACGGAAAGCATCAGCTCCATGACTGTATTGGTCATGAAGTGGGTTTTTACTAAAAGCCTTTGTCTCTGGGTCTACCTCATACTTGTAATGCCTGAGACATTGCAAGCCATCATAGCAATTATCCCTGTCAAAAAAGCAATTCCTGAACATGGTTCTGGAGGCATTAATTGAGTCCACAATGCTAGTTCTTGGAATTATTTTGGTCTTGAACCCAGCATTTCTGACAATTTCCTCAATAGTTCTGCCCTGAGCCGCCAAAGTCTTATTCTGTGCATCATGTGGCAGCCAGAGTGTGTCATAGACATAGCCAAATGTCTGCATCAGTGCTAGGTAATGACTCATAGTCTGCTGACTATCCTCTATGTACCTAATAAATCTGATTTCTTGAGCTATGAACTGGACAAACCAGATGGATGTGGAATCTGCCCAGCCCAAATCAAACACAGCATGAACTGGCTTGGTAGGGTCATATCTAACTTTGGTAATTCTTTCCTCCAGCTCTGCCATTTGCATTTCTCTAGCAAACACAGCTCCATCCACAGTCTGCCTGCATAATCCCTCCCAAACTGTGTTGTAAGCCTCTGGGTCTCTAGATTGTAGAGTTCTCCTCTCATGGTCTAAGACTTCTGGAAACCAAGGGTTATCTGACCAGTTCACCTTTTGGGTGATGCAGTTATCAGGCTTATTTAGGATAAATCTCTGGTATGTGGCATCAGACTCTAGCTCTGGGTTCATGGTTATCCAGATTTCTGAGTCTTTTGCCCTGATAGTAGGAATAAGAATATCCCAGCTCCTTGCTGAAACTGCCTGAGCCTCCTCTACCCAGACAATTGTGCAACCCTCGTAGGATTTAATATTGTGTGGATTATTTTTCAGCCCCACAAAGGCAAACTCAGTCCCATTTGCTCCCCTAATGGAGTTTTGAGTAATCTCATAAAACCCAATTAACCCCAGCTCAGCAATCTGGTCACTTAATAACTTATGAACTGATTGAGATATGGAGTTCTGAAATTCCCTGGCACACAAAATCCTATGGACTTGCTTTGCACCCAAGATGAGCAATGCTCTAGCAACAGACCATGATTTTGCTGAACCCCTACCTCCAAAAATGCATTTATATCTGGATGGCTGGAACAGGCACTGGAGCTTGACTGGAAACTCAGCCTTTTTAATAGCTTGATTAAGTTCACTCTGCTCCATCTGGCTTTACAAATGTGACCTGAAGATGAGGCATGATGACATTCCCACTTGCATCTTCAAGAGTTGTTGCCTGAACTGCCTTCCCATCAATCCTATCCATTAGCTCTCTGATTGCCCAAGGTTCACCTTCCTCAGCTTTGCTAATCAGGACTTCAGCAATTGCTCTAGCTCTATGAGGCTCTTGGGAAAGAATCATCCTCAGCTTTTCCTGGAAAAGTCTGCCTTTAGCTGAGTTAATATTACCTAGTGGAGCACCCATATTGTAGATTTTAGTAAATTATTGATTTTTATATTACTTTTAGTTATTTGGACATGACTTTTTGTATTAACCCACCAAGTCTATCATCAGATAATACTTTAGTGTATCCATTGTTAATTAATTGATGAATTGCAGTTGCTTTATCTTCATGCTGACTATCTTTAATTGCTCCTTGATTGTCATATTCAGTAGCTTGTTGTTTACCTTTTTCTTTGGGACTTTCATGTATAAATGAAAATCTTTTTTTGTCTTTATGCATAAACCCATTAATTTCAGACTTAGCTAATTCTTTTGCAAAATGATGAATTGCTTTATCAGATATTGGTCTTGCTTCTATTTGGTTGATCTTACTGGCATCTATTGGTTTATCAGAAGCAAAGGCTCTTTCATGAATTGGGGTAATTTTTGTTCCCAACATGGATTGTTGTGAGTTTTCAATAGGTCTAAGTGGAGTGTGGTAAACATAGCCTTCATGACCAAAAGATGCGTTTTCCACATCCTCTGGTACATCTTTTGACATTCTTTCTAATACTTGTTCATGGCTTTTGTCTTCTTTCAACAAACCATGTCTAAGCATTTCTTGCCTATCAAATTCAGCTTTATTTGCACTTGTTACAGTTGGCATAATTAGGCTTGTGTAGTTTCAGTAGCCTCAATTGTAGTTTCTTGCACTGGTTGTGCAACAGGCATTTGCTCATTAGCTTTGTGCATTAGTTTCTGAACCAATATTTGCATATCCCTGATTTTGTGCTCAAGGCTAGTAATTATTAAGTTTACATCTTGTATTTCATGTTCAAATATCATTTTTTCTTTCCTTGTTGGTGTTTTCTGCCTGTACCTTTTTTGGTATAGCTTGGGTTTTTGCCTGCTTGCCATTTCATGAACAAATGTTCATCAAATCCAAGTGCTATTAATAAATGGACTGCTAGACTAGCTTTCATTTCTTTTTCTTGGCTTTTTCAGCCTCTCTCTTTTCACTGTAAGCAATAGCGACAGCCTGTTTGATGGGCTTGCCTGCCTTTACCTCAGCCTTGATATTTTCTTTAAATGCTTTGGGTGATGTGGATTTTTTGAGTGGCATGTTAACAGTTCCAGTTCTTAAGTGATGCTTTAGCCCTTTCAGCAGGACCTTTAGCTTTGGCTACAACTCCCTCCATCCGCGCACAAAATGATGCCTTTCTACCAGCATCTTTCTCTGTCTTGGGGTTTGGAGCAGGAGGCTTTAGGTTTGATCCATTCTTTTTATTGTATTCTGCCCTTCCTTTGGCAGTCATACCAGCACCTTTGTCAGTAGGGTTGTATGTTTTACCCTTTCCTGTGGTCTTGTGCTCTATTGGTTTGTCATGTTTTTTAGTCATTTTTTGGCAGTCTTTGCAGATTGTTTAAATGCTTCAGCAGTTGGAGCACCCTTAGAACCAGGTTTTCTCATCTTCTCAACTGGCTTGCCCTCAGCCTTTTCCTTTTTAATTCTTTCCTGCTTTGCATGGATATTCGCATAAAGTCCAGTCTTTGCCATTATTCCTGCTCCTCAACAAAACAAACATCTTGCCATGACATTACTAATAGCTTTTCATCACCATCTTTAAAGTTATGATATTTTAAGTATTCATCTTTATAGTCTTTAGCCAAAGTGCCAAAATATATCTTATCCCCTACTTTTAGACCTTCCTCAGCAGCCTCATCTCCAACTGCCACTATATGCCCTACTGTGTCTGCCTCAGCAGTTTGGACATATAAAGTGGACTGTATTCTTGGAACAGGTCTAACAATAATCTTGTCTTTTATGGGTTTCATGGGATTTGCCTCCCACTTAATTTTGGTCTGCCAGGCTTTTTCTTTTCTACCTGGTCTATTGCTGGGTTCATAACAACACCTAGCTCTAAATCAACTTTAGGCAATGTTATTGTGGTTTCCAAAATTAAATTGTGTTCACCACACCAATCTGTGCTATTTCTGTTTTGGAAAGTAGGGTATCTTTTACAAACACCCATTTCCCTAAATCCCTCTTGGGAAAAATACCTACAAGTTTTACAATGTTGAGCAGTCAATTCAAATCCTTATTATTTGGGTTGATTAGAAATACCCCTTAGACCACGAATCTTTGGGGTATTTCGCTTTTTACATAGTGTCTTGGATATGTGGTGTTCTCTCATGAACATAGCACTCAGACTCTCTTGAGCCAGTGTTAAATTCACCAGTTCTGCCATCTACCTTGCCCATGTGGCTCATGTCTCTAGAGCCAATGCTGTCAGCCTTGCCCATAGCAACGCCACCATTTAGAGGTCTTTTGATCTCACCAGTGGAGTCAGCAGAATCAGCACCCTTGGGCATCTTTTCTCCAGACATGCCTTTTGTGCCCTTCATGCTGTTTGGTCCAGTCATTTTGTCAAAAGACTTTGGTCCCATCTTCTTTTCACCAGTTGAATCTGATGACTTAGCCCCTTTAGGCTCTTTTTCCATTCCATAATATCCCATTTTTTGTTCCTTGCAAGTTAAAAATTGGAGTCTCAATTATCCCAAATCACTATCTCTTGTCA